TGCAATTTGACTTGAAAATACAAAAGTCATTACAAGACGATCAACCGGTAGATAGTCCACGATTAGGAATATACCTATCACCAACTGATGAGGTAAATCAGGATATAGCTGAGCAATTTGGTGGTCTTAGTTTGGATGATTTTATAGGCCGATACGAGGATATCTATAACGAAAGTTATACAAGTTTAGTTCGACTAAAACAACAATATGTTAAAAAGTTAACAGGAAGAAATAAGTCACAAAACTACATAAAACTTTTACAATATTTTAACGGTTCAATATACAATATCATAAAAAATATTGTACCACATCGTGCAAATTTGCAAACTGGATTGGTGATTGAATCAGATTTACTGACGCGAAGTAAAGTACGAGTTGCACGAAGACCGACGTTTGAAGATGACACTTACGAAAGCCTACTACCGCTACCGTCAGTGTATGAGCCTACTGGGGATACGTTAATAATTGAACCTGATCTGGACTCATTTACAACAGCGTACCCAGATGGAATTCCAATTGTTCCGGACGATAATCTTACAGCAGACACTAGCATTATTGAACCAGATACAGACGATTTCACAATCTGGTTTCCAAATGGCATACCAATTGTCCCAGATGATAATATAACTGCGGATACCACAACCATTGAACCAGACACAGACGACTTTACAATCTGGTTTCCTGATGGCATACCGACAATACCTAATGAGTATGTAACTGCTGAAACTACTATTATTGAACCTGATCTAGATTCATTCACAACATGGCTTCCAGACGGCATAAAATTATTTCCACAAGGAAGCTTATTAGCGGATACAATAATTGTTGAACCTGACACAGATCCGTTTACCCGCGCATTTGCTGATGGAATAGATTTAAGTAAAACTCGAGGAATTAGTGCTGATACAACAATAATAGAACCTGACACCGATCCTTTTACAAAGGCTTTTGCTGATGGAATAGATTTAACTAAAACAAGAGGTATAACTGCTGATACCCTAATAATTGAGCCAGATACGGACCCATTCACTACGGCATATGCTAAAGGTATTAGCGTTAGTTTACGTGGTTTTTCACCAAAAGGCACAGGAGAGGTTAATGTAACTAAAGTAGGTAACTCGGTTGCATCACCTTACGATGAAGTTTTTTATACTAAAGGAGAAAAATCATCAACAAATCAATTTGCATACGTAATAAAAGGAACTTCGCAAGTATACCGAGGTCCGTACCACGTTACACCTAAAGGCAGATTCTTTACAGGAAGAGCTCGTAGTGCATACTACAATGATCCAATTACGGGAGAAAAGAGAAGAATACAAGAGCTGGTACCTAGTGGTAGTGATAGCGCAGCTTTATACGTTAAAGCGTTGTTTAGATGGTTAACTGGAAACGAAGCTGACAAGTATTACAATCCATATGGAATTGATCTGACAAGATCGAGAGGTATAAGCGCTAATACTACAATAGTAGAACCGGATACTGATCCATTTACTACTGCATATGCAGATGGGATAGATTTAACTAAAACAAGAGGCATAAGCGCTGATACGCTAATAGTAGAACCGGATACTGATCCATTTACTACTGCATATGCAGATGGTATTGATTTAACTAAATCACGTGGAATTAGTGCCAATACAACGATAGTGGAACCAGATACTGATCCATTCACTCGAGCATTTGCAGAGGGTATTGATTTAACTAAAACACGTGGAATTAGTGCAACCACTACAATAGTAGAACCGGATACAGATCCATTTACAACAGCCTTTACTAATGGTATTGAAATAAAACGACCATTTTTTTATGTTAGAGGTAGTGGAGAGGTGTCAGTGACTAAAGTAGGTAACTCAGCTGCATCACCCTACGATAATTTTTATTATACAAAAGGAAGTAATGATGGCGTTCAACCCGTTTTACTGCTCAAAAGCACTGGACAGATCTATCGAGGAACTTACCACGTAAGAAGTAATGGTGAGTTTTATACTGGAAAGCCTAAAAGAGAATATTACGATAATCCACTTACACAAACTAGAGATCGGGTAGAGCAACTCATAGCAAGTGGATCTAATGATAGCAAATCCTACGCTAAAAGTTTACAAAAATGGTTATCAGCAAATGAAGCAGATAAGTATTATAATCCAATAGGTATTGACTTAACGAGAACTAGAGGTATAAGTGCTAATACCACAATAGTAGAGCCAGATGTAGATCCATTTACAACTGTAAACGATAGTGGAATTGACTTAACAAGGACTAGGGGTATAAGTGCTGATACGCTAATAGTAGAGCCTGACACAGATCCATTTACAACTGTAAACGATGGTGGAATTGACTTAACAAGGACTAGGGGTATAAGTGCTGATACGCTGATAGTAGAACCTGACACAGATCCGTCTACTATTATAAACGATAGTGGAATTGACTTAACAAGAACTAGGGGTGTGAGTGCCGAAACTACCTTAGTGCAAATGGATAAGGATGAGTTTACAACAAGCTTCGATAAAGGCATAGATATACCGTCAGAAACCGTTGTTATAGGTACCCAATATAAACAACACGAGGTAGTGCTTCAAGATCGTGAGCTCTATGTGACAACGGCAAAAGTTAATGAATACAACAACAAGTCCATAACCTCACAAGGTACTAAAGATCAGCTAACCTATGTTGATGGTGCACCAATTCGGCAAAAAGAATCGTTAGAAGACACAATACAAGCGTATGCAGGGATTAAAGCATCGCAGTATCAATTCTATACGTGGGTAGGACCAGTTGCAGATCCAACCGTATATACAGGATATGGCCTAGTATCAAACTCAGCTGATTTTATATCAGTACCTAGCGTTAGAAGTGATTATAGCAACCCAATTGGATTGCAAAGTGACAATCACAAGTTTTCTGACATTATGACCGAAAGGTATATAAGCAACTATATGGATGTACCTGATTACCAAGGAAACTTAATAGGTGGGTATAATACATTTGCTAAGTTTCTAGCAGAGTATCCAAGTAACGGATCAATAACGGCACAAGAGTACGAACAAATTTCAACAGATATAACATCTCGTTGGCGACCAATGGGAGTAGGAGAGGGTGCAACTGTACCAGTGACAACAATTGTAGATCCACTAGTATCACACTCCATAATATATGGAGATAATTACGTAGACCCAACAGAGCAGTGGAGACTTAAAGCACCAGGAAGGCCAAATAAAACCGCCAACAGATTACCAGATGACAGTAGATGGCAAATTGGAAATATAGTTAATCCAACAACTCGAGCTGCAACACAACTAACTTTAAATAATTTTAGGGTTAGATTTAACACACCGTTAACATTTAGTAACCAAAATGGTAATGCTGGCTTTACAAATGCAATATATGATATGCCACCAACTACAAGTTTTTGGCAAGTAACAACAACGACATTTCCTGGTGCTGTGTATGGAACCTATAGCTCTACAGTAACACCAATACTAATGTGTTGGACTGGTGATGACCCAACCTTAGCGGGTGATACCAGCTACAGTCCATCACCAGCTGGATTTTTAGTTACATCAAGCCTTTGGCACGGCCGCCCTAATATGGTATTTGGGTTACCAAGAGCAGCAACAAAAAAAGAAAGGTTCTATACAAAATATCGCATAAAAATACGAGTAGCTTGGATAAGTGAGGTTAATTTATATGGATCAATTGGAGGACCTACAGCTATAGAAAATGATATTGGGTTTTATCGTACGCAAGACTTAACGGGATTTTGCGACTTATACACACCAAACACAGTAACTGGAAGCTCTGATACTAACTACAAACCAATACAAACAAGTATACCACTAATACCAGGGGAAACAGTGCAAATTGAGCTAACATATAACCAACTAAGAATTTACGAAAATTATATTGCAAGTCAAAATTTAAACGATAAAACATACGTAGGGGGTTACTACGATTTAGGCCTAAGATTCAGGCCAGCAGCTAATATTACTACTAGTGGTGGTCAAATTGTATTAGCGTTTGATTTACTCACAGTAGATCGAATATATGAACCACCAGCGCAAGTACAAGATTGGCATGTAGGACCATACGCATCAAAAGGATTGTTTAATTTGAAATACGGTGGATGTAAATTAACATCACCAGATTTCAACCAAGATAGCCCGGATACAATAGATAAAGGTCCTGTGGTAACTATAATACAATCAGATAAGCCGACTTTTGGTATAAAAGTTAAACCATCATCTCAAGGAAATTTTGAATTCAAATAAAAAAACATACAAAAAACAATTAGCGATATATTTATATAAAAAAACAATAAACTATGGGATACTTAGATAATTCAACGGTAACAGTTGATGCGATTTTAACAAACACAGGAAGAAGGATCTTAGCAGCAGGTGGGCAAATTAACATTACTAAATTTGCTTTATCTGACGACGAAATTGATTATACATTATGGAACCCTGCTCACACACTGGGCAGCAACTATTATGGTGCAGTTATCGAAGATATGCCTATTATAGAAGCAAATCCAGACGACACACAAATGTTGCGATACAAGTTAGTAACGCTACCAAAAAACATTGGTGGTATCCCAATCATCTCTATAGGAAATCCTAACTTGGTACTTTCAAATACTAATGCAGATGAAGTAGTAACTCCAACTGTTACTAACCTGGCAGGAGCAAACAACACACTAGGATACACAGCAATTATATCAAACAATCAGTTCTGCAAACTGACAGTAGCTCCTGGTGGACAATTAGCCAACGCAGCTGTAGCAAACCAACAACAATTAGAAGCGCGCTTTGAAGCTAGTGGCATAACAAACTTCTTAGATGACGAAGTCGCAGGAGTAGCACAAGGCGGTGTTGCAGCATATGCTGTAGGTAGAAAGTTCTTATTGGCACCTAGAGCAACAACAGTTCAAAGAAACTTGTTGCTAACTATCATAGCAAACGAGACTGGTGGATTCAAAACTGTAAATGTAACAATATTGCCAAACAACATAGCAGACATATCAACCACTCAACAAGCAACCGGAGGAGCTAAATAAACAAAAACAAAAGAATAAATAAATAAAATAATATGGCTGAAGTATATAAAATCTTTAATCCTGCAGACGACATAATTGGTGGAGACGTACAAATTGTGAGTACCCCACTATGGTCAGAAAGAATCAATCCACTTTCCCAAAGCTATTTAAGTGGTGTAGGTTTTTTCACCTCATCAACTCAGATGGATATAGCAGGCGCTTACTACGTTGATGTCTACCATAGAGATCCTGAAACTCGCACAGATGCAGAACAGCAATTTGCACTTGCATATGGTAATATAAGGGGTAGTGGATCTACTGGAGATCCAAACACAACTGGACAAAATGTAAATGACACGCCATCTAGAGCAATTTACGGACAGTATAGAAACCTTCTACTACCGCCAACGGACAATCAATTTACTTTTGGAGGCGTTAATCCAAATGACATTTTTGTAATAAACATACAACGAGCAAGATACCGTCAAAAAATCGATCCAGGAAACTGGGAATTAAGAATTGGTCGTGGCTCTACGGCAGCTAACTGGACAACTAATTATGTTAGTTTAATTGATGGTAGCGGAGCAGGAGAAAATCCAAACGTAAACGCAACTGGTAGAGTATTTGCAGTATATAGTGGTTCTGGAGCTACGACCGCTAGTGGTATACCACAGATGGGATTATTCTATCCAGATTCAGGAATCATTGTATTAAATGCATCTCAGGTATCAGCATCAGCGCAAATGAATATTTGGAATTCGGGGTCAACTAGTAACACTACTAAAAACCATGTTGAATTATTTAAACGAATCAGTGGATCAAGTTACTTTGCTGCAAGAAGTGAGGAAAAGATAAACTCAACACACTATTTTGTAAGGATCACAAACAAGCAATTTAATTTTACAAACAACCCTACCTTTGTAGCCTCAGGATCAACAGCAGGTGCCTTTTTATACCCGCAAATGTATGGAAATCCGAGTGTATATATAACAAGTGTAGGCCTGTACGATAACGTTAATCGATTACTAGCAGTAGCTAAACTTAGTCAACCGCTATTAAAAAGCTTCCAAAGAGAGGTTTTGATAAAAGTAAAATTAGATTACTAAGGTTATAAAATGAATGTCTGGCGTATTTAAAAACCTAGACGCGTCTGATATAAGGCTAACACCCTTTAAGGCTTATAGACGTAGCACAGTATACACAACGTACTCGGCAGCTATAAATCTTAAAGTTCCGGATGGAAAGGAAGATATTTACAATGAACCGTACTACGCAAACGAGTTCATTGTAAATACAACCAACGATAGATCCGTAAATACAATTTGGTACGGAACTGACGCGCAATTTTATAGATTTTACTACACAAATCCAAAAGCTGCTTTAGGCGATACAACAAATCCAAAAAACCAACCTCGCTTTCTAAGCAATAAAGCGTTGGTAATTAGTATACCGCAAACAGAATATGGTGAACGTATTGAACCAACAACTTTTGAAATGGTTGTTAATGGTGTTACGTTTGTGGATGACATTCATGGTAATCTTAGAACACAAGCATCGTTAGCTTATCAAGTAAGTGCAAGTAATGTTGTATTTAACTTAAAGCCATCAATATATACATGGCAATTTGGAAAAACAATAACAGAATTTACTCAAGCAGTTTCGGATGAAAGCCCGGCAGAAGTGTCTTTGTTTAATGCTCAAGTAACGGCATCTGCTTTTGAAACTGAGCTAAAACTAGACAACACAACATACCCTAATAGTAGTTCAATTAGGATTGACCCTGTAATGAGCGAATGGTATAACTTCCAAGATAGGGACTACACAATCACTTTAAATTATAGTGGCAGTGGCAACTGTATTTTATTACAAAAAAAGCAATTATACGAAAATCAAGGTACAGACTTAGAAGGACGTCCAAAAAGAGCTTTAGTATACAGATATCCGTATAGACTATCCTTGGACAACGCTAAGAGGTTGGTTTTTGAAAAAAGTGATGGAGGAACTACACTAAAAGTGACATCATCAGCACCAATTGCACCAGGGCCAATAGTACTAACAAGAAGTCAAAGCCTATTCACATTAGCATATCACACAGCATCAGGCACAGGAGATAGTGGAACTGACATAAAAGCAATTACCTTTACAGATACATTTAGAAGTGCTTCGCGTGATGGTTTTTGCATTAACAACGCTTCAATTTACGTAGGAGCTGATGAAAATGGTTTCAGTGGTTCTAATGGTGTGTTTGGAAACATAGCATTTTTAAAGCAATCGGTAGATACAGCAACAGTGAATACTGGGCTAATATATTTGCTTTCAGGTAGTGCACAATCAGGTGGAAGAAACAACATATATCAAACAGTAGGAAATGTTTTTCGAAGACAAGGATTTGTAGTAGTAACGGATAAAAAAGTAGTTGAAAGCATAGAAGCTTATGGAATAGATAGTTTAAAGTATAGAGGAACTACTACTATAAATGAAGTAGAGGTCAGCTGCACTGTTACTCCAGGTGAACTGCAATTCACTAACAATCCGTCAGCACACGCATACGATCCAGTTGCTGAAAGCTACGTCTTAGCAGACTTTGCTACTGGATCGCAATTTAAACCATACATCACACGTATTGGTTTGTATGATGATAGAAATAGGCTGTTAGTTGTAGGAACAGTTACGCAACCTATACAATTGCCACAAAATGTTGATACAACTTTTATAATAAAATACGACGTCTAATGAGTAAAAAAAAAGTTACAATTAAAATTGCAAGGCATAAAGGTTATAGAAGTGGTTTAGAGGAGTCAGTTGATGCTATCCTTAAGCAAGAAGGAATTGATGGACAGTATGAACAACACAAAGTACTATACACAATACCAATATCACACCACGAGTACACACCAGATTTCCGTCTTCCCAATGGAATTTTTATAGAAACAAAAGGTAGGTTTGTTCTAGCAGATAGAAAAAAGCATATACTGATTAAACAGCAACATCCGGAACTAGACATTAGATTTGTATTTCAAAATTCCAAAAACAAAATTAGAAAAGGATCACCAACAACGTACGCAAACTGGTGTAAAAAACATGGGTTTATGTACGCAGATAAAACTATACCACAAGAGTGGTTGAATGAGAAAAAATAAGGCGTATAGTTGTTTATATGGACGTAAACCAGTTACAACTTAAGCAAATAGTAGATAGTCATTTAGGACATGGAACTATGGCTAAAAATGGGGAAACAAGTTATTTCTGCCCGTTCTGTAACCATTACAAGAAAAAGCTACAAGTCAACTTTTTATCAGAGGTATATCATTGTTGGGTTTGTAACACTAAAGGAAGATCTATAGCTACTTTACTAGGCAAGTCTAATGCACCTAAGCCATTATACATAAAAGCTTTAGAACTAACATCTAAAAAGCCAAACAACAATGGTTTTGCAGAAACCAAGAGTACGCAAGTAACTTTACCGCTAGAGTACATACCGATGTGGAAAGGGAGTGTTAATAGTCCTTTTTTTAAAAACGCTATACACTATCTTTTAGAAAAAAGAAAGCTAACAAAGTACGATATTTTAAAATACCAAATAGGCTATTGCGAAAGTGGTGACTACAGCGGAATGATTATTGTACCAAGTTACGACAGCAACGGAATGTTAAATTATTTTGTTGGAAGAAGCTTCTACGCAACACCAACGATAAAACACAAAAACCCAGACAGCACAAAAGATATTATTGGGTTTGAGTCTATAATAGATTGGACACAACCTATTACAATTGTTGAGGGAGTTTTTGATGCAATCACAACAAAGCGTAACGCAGTGCCGCTGTTTGGTAAAAAGATATTGAGTAAGTTGAAATCAAAAATAATAGAACAACGCGTACAAACAATACACCTAGCACTGGATCCCGATGCAGTAGCAGACGCTTTAGTTGAAATAGAGTATTTTGTTAACAATGGCGTTGAAGTAAAGCTAATACAACTAACACAAGACCCAAACGACACAGGATTTGAAAACATGCAAAGTAAGATTAACGAAACTACAAACATCGATTTATTTGACTTAGTTTCGCTAAAAATGGCAATATGATAAATAAAATAAAATCAGAGCTTAAAACTGTAGATAAGATACTGCACATAGCTGATGTGCACATTCGCAATTGGAAAAGACATAAGGAGTTTAAGCTTGTGTTTGACAAATTATTTGAAGCAGCAAAACAGCTACCAACTAACAGCATCATTACTATTGGTGGCGACATTGTTCATGCTAAAACAGACATGAGTCCAGAGCTAATACACATGGTATCTTACCTTTTGTATGGGTTAGCTGACATAAGACCCACGGTAGTTATTTGCGGAAACCACGATACTAACCTTAATAACAATAACAGATTAGATGCATTAACACCAATTGTAGAAGCAAAAAATCATCCAAACCTATATTACCTGAGAGACTCAGGTGTGCATAAAATAGGAGATGTGCTAATCAACGTAATGTCCTTGCTAGATTCCTCGGATAAGTACAAAACAGCAGACAAAATTGAAACAAAAAGGAAGTGCTTAATTGGCATGTATCATGGTACTATAGCAAACAGTAAAGTAGATAGTGGCATGAACATAGCTCACGGACTTGACTGGGACATTTTCGCAGGACACGACCTGGTATTGCTAGGTGATATTCACAAAAGACAGGTATTGTGTGAAAGCAACCCACTAATGTTTTATCCAGGCAGTACAGTGCAACAAAACTTCGGAGAATCTTACGAAGGACATGGTTACGCAATAGTAGACTGCAACAACCTTACTGTTGAGTTTTTTGACATACCAAATGAATACGGGTACTTCACACTTGAAATAGATCAAGGAATCTTACCATCAAATTTACCTATTACACAACGAACAAATGTTAGGCTAAAAACAACAAACACGACACCAGCACAAATAAAAAAAGTGTTAGCAGAGATACGTAAAGTCTACAAAAACAGCGATATTATAGTAAATAACCTAGATAAAACCAAAGGAATAGCTCAGCTAGAAGTAGAGGAATCTTTTGGTAATATAGATGTACGTAGTGTGGATTACCAATCCAAACTCATAGTCGACTACATTACTCAGTTCAATTTAGATGACGAGTTAGTATCAAAAATTTTAGATATTAACAAGGGATTAAATCAATCCATAGCAGGAGCAGAGATTGTGAGAAACGTTGCTTGGAGTCCAAAGCAGTTTGAGTTTAGCAATATGTTTTCCTATGGAGAAGGTAATGTAGTTAGCTTTGATAAGCTAAATGGTACTTGTGGTTTATTTGCACCAAATCACGCAGGAAAATCAGCAATACTAGATGCCTTATGCTTTTGCTTGTTTGATCACTCATTCAGAGCAAGTAAAGCTGAACAAGTTTTAAACAGAAAAAAGGATAACTTTTGGTGTAAATTTAATTTTGAGATCAATGGAACTGATTTTTTTATTGAAAAAACAGCAACAAGGTACGCCAAGGGTCCGTTAGCAGGAAAGCTAAGAGTTGATATAAATTTTTGGTATACTAATGAAGAAGGGCAGCAAGTGTCTCTTAATGGAGAACAACGCAGAGACACGGATAAAATCATACAAAGCTATGTTGGAACCTTTGAAGACTTCATTCTAACAGCACTATCTTTGCAAGGAAACAATTCCAATTTCATTGAGAAGACCCAGGGAGAGAGAAAGGATTTACTTGCAAACTTTCTTGATTTAAAAATCTTTGACACACTATATGACACAGCAAATAAAGAGATAAAAACAACAACAATCCTTTTAGAAGAGTATCAGAAACAAGACTTTGAAACACTACTGGGAGACGCACAAAGTGCACTAGACACCAACAGCAAGTCCTATATAGATCAAGAACTAAATCAAGCAAATCAAACAACCTTGATAGACAAAATCAATGCGCAAATATTGCAACTAGCTAAAGATATAAAACCAAACGCAGCAGAGGGGTTAGATATTAATAGTTTGAATGCACAACGAACAAAAAAAGAACAAGAGATTGCAGCAAAGCAATCAGAGCTTACTAAATGCGATTTACGAGTGGGGAAGCTGCAACACGAAATAGAGGAGTGTTCTAATAGAATGTTGCAGTATGATGAATTACAGCTATCCATTGCATATAGCGAACTATCAACAAAAGCAAAACATAAAAGTGACTTAGATCAAAAACTACAACATTACAAGTTAACAATAGCAGCAAAACTAGATAAACTAACTAAGTTAGAAGAGCATGAGTATGATCCTAATTGCAAGTATTGTACCTCAAATGTTTTTGTAAAAGATGCTATTAAAACAAAAGAAGAACTAGAAAATGACAAAAAGCTAATAGCAGAATTTCTCACACAAAGAAAGACTGTTGAGCAATATCTAATTGATAATCAGCAGGTGCAAAGCAACTACGAAAAGCTAAAACAAGAGCAAAGCAAGCTATCTCAACTAGAGCAGCAGCTGCAGTTGCAACAAGCAAACCATACGTCAATAAAAAGCCAACTAGAGGCTTACCAAACCAGTCTACAACAAACTCAAAATCAAATAAAAGTATACGAAGATAACTTATCAATCATCAAATACAACAAGGAACTTAACGCACAAATAAATCAGCTAACTACTGAACTAACTGAAGAAAAACGTAAAGCAGAAGCCATATCAAAAAAATTACAGGAGATACATGGTAAGATAAAAGTAAGTGAAGGAACGATTCAGCAATGTGAAAAAAATATAGAGCACATGCAGCAACTTTCTGAAAAGCAAACTGCATATGAATACTATCTAAAAGCTGTTTGTCGCGATGGAATACCCTACGCGTTAATAAGCAAAGCAATTCCATATTTACAAGCACAAGTCAATAATATACTTGGCCAAGTAGTCGACTTTACAGTAGAAATAGAGACGGATGGTAAAAACATTAACGTGTACATTAACTACGATGATAATAAGTGGCCACTTGAATTGGCATCAGGCATGGAAAGATTTATAAGCTCACTTGCAATTAGAGTAGCGTTGATAAAGATTACAAATTTACCAAAACCAAATTTTATAGCTATTGACGAAGGATTGGGTGTATTAGATAGCAGTAACCTCAACTCAATGCATATGCTATTTAATCACTTAAAGGATATGTTTAAGTTTAACTTAGTAATAAGCCATATAGATGTTGTTCGCGACATGGTCGATAGCATTATAACAATTGATCGTAAAGATGAGTTGAGTTATATTAGATGTTAACAACTATTTATTAAAAATAACAGCTAATGATATTTCTACCTGAACAAAGGCCAGTAAAAAAAAATTTAATAGAAGGACAGTACGCAGTAGTTGACACAAGCCTACTATCTCCTGACTACTTCAACATAACTTTTTTTCCGGAATATATAGGTGGTGGTATTAGCGTTATTAAGTTTCAAGGAAATCCAAATAACTTAAAGTTAGATGAAGAGCTTGATGTAGAGGTTTTGGATGCCGAAGGCCAACCGGTTTTTTGGCAAACCCCAACATATGTAGACCGATTTGGCAACTATCACATAGCAATATCCGTATATACAACAACAACGGCTCCAGGAATAGGAACCATTACAGTAACGGGAGTAGCCTCTAAAGACCAACAAGGTGTTGAGTTGGATTTGACCGATAAAGCTGTAACAGGGCACAATTTAATGTGGACAAGGGAAATTTTAATGTTGCCAACTGAAAGAAATAACTCCGAACTAATTTTTGATGATCCACCTTATGTTAGCGTATCACAGGTAATTACACCAGCAAGGGTTTCTTTAGTAGAAAATGCTAGTACAGTGTTTGAAACAGCGTCAACAACAGCATTTACAATACGTACGTCGGAGTACTCTGGATTTGATCGAAATCGAGCATCTAACTACACTGTAGATGCCAGTGGCAAGTTGCAAATTGCTAACACCCAAAAAATTGTAGACGATACAATAAGACAGGTAGCTGTTAACAACGAAGCTACGCCATATACCGTTAACAGCATCTACACTACTAATAGGGAAATAAATAAAGACATTTTAGGTGGCTACCAAGTAAACTTGTACAACAAGTATAACACAGTTATATCATCCAGTATAGATTATTTTGTTGCTAGTGATATAGGAGCATTGGTGCAATTTGCTACAGAATCTTACACCCTTATGCCACCAATTCCACCTGGATACAGTCCTAGCAACACAAACCCGTACGATAATTACACAACAATAGAATTTGCAACACAATCGCTAGATGATCAATTGCTGAGATGGAAAGGCAGAATTGTTCGAGTTAAAGATAGAAGAACCGCATACCTAGACGCACCAATCTCTGTCAACATAACAAATGGCCAGGTAGGTGGATATGTAAACTACATATTCAACTCAATACAAAACTTTACAGCAAGCCTAACATACGCAGCAAGCTCTACACAATTTGTTACAAGTAGTATTATATCACAAAGCTATATACAATTTACAATTCAAGAACTAGCACCAATAAGTGGTGAGTTGTATAAAATAAAAGCTTATTATAGAAGAGGTAGTGAAGTAGGCGACTGGCAGCCATTGCAAGAACAGATTGTTCGACCAACAGAGTTTTTATCTGACGCACGATATCCTAACCAAACTAAGTACGCACAAGACATAACAGATTTCTACTTATTAGGGTATTTCACTGAACAAAGCGTGTTAGATGCTCACTGGGAAGTGTACACAGAAACACCGACAACCTTTGATGCAATTACAACAGCACAAATATCATCAGACGGTTTGGGTGACAGTGTCTATTTGCAAGCTACAAGCACTAATTATGAAATATTAACAACAAAGTTCTTTCAAAACTACGCAGGACAGGGCACCTACACCATGGAGTTCAACTGCCTACTACAACCTAACACAGAACTGGAAATATACTATAGTAGCCAGTTGTTAAATCGAACAGTGTTTGGAAAAGATCCATATCCAAAAGCTTTTGGAATTAGTAAAAATAAAGAGTACAAAAGATATCAGCAAAAGTATAGTATTTTTGGTAAAAAAATTGGTTCTATAACCAACAATAGCACAACAGTAAAAGACTATGAGAGAGTTGGATTTGAGTTTATATCGGACCAAGATGGTTTGGGAAGACCTTTATTTCGGGTAAAACCAATTACAACACAATCAGCCTATCTACCAGTAGGTGCTTATATTGGACAAATAAACGTAACACCAAGAAAACTTAATGGTTTTACGCCAAAAACATTACAGTTTGCGTATCCAGCAAAGGAAGATATAGCTATTTCTTTAGACGAAACAATAGACTATAAGTTGGAATATTACGACTATACTGGAAGGCAGTCAGAGTATGTTACGTATTTAGAAAACCTATCAGTAGGGTCAACAGCTGAAGTACCAACCACAGCATGTCAATCGGAAAGAGCGTTATTCAATTTTAATCCAGTAAAGTATTATATGTGTGGTTTGAGTTGGAGTTACTACGATAGTATTTATCCAAGTAGATCTGGCTTTGACGCTGTTACCTATGATAATAGGTTTGTAACTGGTGGAGACTCATATGCTGATAAAGTGGCATTTTTTGGTAAACTGGCCACATCAAATTCCAGAGCAAATTGGAATGGTACAGTACAAATCTGGGATCTAAAAAACTACACAGTAGAAACTTCAAGTGACTCAACAACAACAGCACCAACGGTTGTAAACGTACCGGAGCCTATTGAAACAACACTAGCTGGAATGTCCGATTACATGCTATTTAGTGGTAGCTTTCAGTCTTATGTTGCGCTAGGTGGAGGTGTGTACGAAATGTACCCATATACAAACTCCTATAGATTATGGCCAGACTGGGATCCAAATGTAAATGATGTACCCGAGTTTGCTTCTGAAGTACAGACACCAATAGGCAGATCAGTAGGTGGATGGACAACACAACAAGGTCGCAGGAGGGACTGGACTATGAAAATAGCAAACTATTTAGCAATACATAATCCAAACGGAGAAACAACCCCTATTGCAACTACAGTCGGCGCTACTAGAAGGTACACTACAGCTGGTTGTTGGAACATGCAAATGCCAAGGCTTTCAATAATGAACACACAATCGGCAGATTATCACAAACGACCCGCAAATCAAATAACTGTTGACAACGAACCTGAACTTTTCGTAACTTCGCAAGATCCCTATAGTAGGGGAGGTGGTACTACATATACTAACGATCACATACTCACAATAAAAACAAGGGAGCGCTTCTCCACACAAAACTGGAATTATATATTTGACGCAAGTCAAGGAACAGTAACCAGTAGCTGGCGATATTTTGATGGATTTATCCTACACTACACAAACACAGCAAGTGCTGCGGACTATGGAGGGTACTCTGCAAATGACTTGTATGATCCAACTAGAATAACATACGCTGGGTTTTATGACACTTACGGGCCAGGAGCATCCATAGGACCCACCCACCGCGACGCAGTCTACTCAGTAGATAAGGGAGTTTACTTTTATGGCTACGACACAAGCTCACAAAACTACCCAGCATCACTGTACTCAGCATCACTAGAAAAAGCAGAAAATGCACCGTTATACGATCTATTCAGCCCTTGGCCATCCTACCCATCCTGGAGCGGCTTTGGTGGAGCCGTACCATATACAACTGCATTCAACATGGATGGCAGATCGTTTCTTGACGAAGGATGTGTTGGTATAACGTCACAAAGTGTATCGGAATCGTATCATTTACAAAGAACTGCAACCAACAATAACGAACTAACAACAGCATTAAAAAAGCGTCGATTATACTGGCCAACAAGAGGCATAGCAGGCAGCAACTACTTTACACAAAACGGTGGAATTTACAATTTAAAATTTAAACTAAAAAGGTTTGATGTAAAAGCTAATTCTAATATAGATTTTAGAATGAAACCAGATAGTGGGTCTTTCTTATACGTCTTTATTGCTGATGTAAAATCAACTGTTACACAACAAAAAGCCGGAGTACCGGGATGGTACCCACCAGATCAAAATATAGTTAGGATAGGTAACAATGCACAATTTGGAGGTAATGACACACCAGCAATAACTTTTTACGATAGTGAAACAGGTTATTATTTTGAAGAGTATAATATAAACTTAGTACAGTATGGTGCACCAGCACAATTATGTTTTGAGTCATCAGGAACTAATATTGATGGAGCTCCTCGTTATTTTGGAGTACTAATAGACGATATTGAATTTTGCAAAGTAGGAGTTACAACTGATCCATACTTTATAAAACCATAAAATGATACCAACTCGACATATTTTTAATGTAAAAAAAGCAGCGCCAATATTACATTTAGTGACGTCTCAGCCTTTTATGGAAAAGGTTGAGATAAAAAAGCTCTATCCACAGTGGAAAGGAGAAAATATGCAACAACTAAAGCAGGCTAAACAGAGTCCTGATAGAATCCGGATTGGAACAACTACAGTAGATGATGCATTAAAGCAAGATCATGCTTACTTTATCCAATCATACCTATCCTACAATCCAACAACTAGAGACGTAGAAAAACGTGATATCATTCCTTATAGAAATGTTGAAAAAGTGTATATAGGAAAGCAAACAGTAGAAGAAAAAACTTTTAACAACTACGCAACTTTTATTAACGGTACAGCAGTGGTTAGAGATATCATTATGATTGATAGTCGTCAATCCTTAGTAGACACTATTGCTAAATTACAAGCAGATGTACAAAATTTGACAAAAGAAATAGCTGTGTTAAGATTGCAATTACAAAAAGAAACTATTTATAAGCAATGAGTAGTCTTAGTAATTTTTTAGTTGAGTCTTTGCTAACTGAAATGAGCGAAGGAACTGTCGTACTATTTCCTGGAGGATTTAAACCACCACATGGTGGTCATTTTGAATTAGCAAAACGATATGCAACCGAACCAACAGTATCGCAAGTAATCGTATTAATAGGTCCAGAACCTCGTGATGGCATTACCAGAGAACAGAGCATAGCTGTATGGCGTGAGTTAATCAAAAACGAACCAAAGATTCTAGTTCAACAAACAGAAGTTAACAGTCCTTTAGCAGCAGCATACAAGTATATGGAAACTGCAAAACCAGGAACTTATGCATTAGCAGCTAGTTCAAAAGATAAGGATTATGCTAGAGTAAAGGAGTTTGTTAAAGGACACACTGAAGGTAAATATGCTAGACCGGAAATCTTTGTAAGAGAGTTACCACTCGATTCATCACCTATCACATATAAGAACAGATCAGAAAAAGCAGCTAAATACGTTCCAGGAAAGAGTGAGAATGGAAAAGGAATTAGCGCAAGCGTACTAAGAGCTGATTTAAAAAATAACGACAAAGAGTCTTTTGCAACAAACTACCCTAACGTAGCAGACAAAGCAGTAACTGATAAGATATTTGATCTTTTAAAAAAAAACGCTAAAGAGACCTTAGACGAAGGTAAGCTAAGAGTTTTTGATTTTGATGATACTCTTGTGCAAACCACAAGCAAAATACACATAATAAAAAAAATCACAGGAAAAAAAATCACAATGACACCGGCACAGTACGCAGTGTACCAACCGGATGAAGGTGATGTGTTTGATTTTAGTGAATTTGAAGGTCCAATTAAATCAGCTACTGAGTTAAAAAAGTATACAAGCATAATGAAACGTATGCTTAATGCATCGATGGATGATCGTAAGGTAGTAGTATTAACTGCTAGAAGTGATGGAAAAGCAGTCAGCGATTATTTAAAAACAATTGGAATTAACGTGCCAGTAATTGCTGTTGGAAGTAGTGATCCATATAAAAAATCAAGCTGGATAGAGAAACAAATATTACAAGGGTACGATGATATCTACTTTTTAGACGATTCACCAAAAAATATAGCAGCAGTTGATCAACTAAAAACAAAACATCCAACAGCTAAAATACGAACACAAAACGTGTTAAACTCAAATGAACCAGCCACACCTTTAATGGAAGGAGGAGCTGCTGGCCATTTAGCTCATCCTTATGAAGATTTAGACTTGACTTTTAAGGAAATTAAAGCAATGATTGAAGCTGCATTAGGTGGTAAATTGGAGTATGCACAAGAAAAGTTAGATGGCCAAAATCTTATGATTACCTACAAGGATGGTAACATACGAGCAGCAAGAAATAAAGGTCAAGTAAAAAACTACGGTGAAAACAGCTTAACAACGGATCAAATTTCTAAAATGTTTAGTGGTCGTGGACCAATACAAACGGCATTTGTAGAAACAATGAATGATCTAGAAACAGCAATGAATAAACTTAATCCACAACAAAAAGCGCAATTTTTTGAAAATGGAAAAAAGTTTATTAGTCTAGAAGTTTTGTTTCCTGAAACAGCAAATGTAATACCGTACGGAGCAGCTCAACTAAGGCTACATCACTTTAAAACCTTTGATATAAATGGAAACGTACAAGATGAGGATGTGGCTGGTATATACGAACTGCAAAAAGCACTAGACGTAATACAAGCAAATCAGCAAAAAACTTTTACAATAAAAACAACAGACCCGGCAAAACTAAAAGCAGATTTAGATCTACCAAACCAATTAAAGCAATTCACAGCTGAAGTAGATAAGATCAGAACAAAGTATAATTTAGGCGATGATAAGACTGTAAAAGACTATGTGCAAAATTGGTGGACGGCTTTTATCAAAAAAAAGAGTACTGAGTTGAACTACAAAATACCAACAGAAGTGTTGGACGGACTAGTAAAGCGTTGGGCATTCACTGATAAGTCGACAAAAATAACTGACATTAAAAGTCAGATACAAGATCAAGCGTTTACATCGTGGATGGTAGATTTTGACAAGACGCAAGTAGAGCCCACAAAAAAAATAGCACTCAAGCCAGTTGAATTGCTCTTCCTAAAATTAGGAGTACGAGTTTTACGAAACATCGAAAACCTAACAACACTTAGTCCCGATGAAGCAAAGTTGAAAGTTAAACAAGACGTATCGGCAGCAATTCGAGGAATACAACGAGCAGCAGATACAGAAACAATAGAAGATGCAGACGCTGCAATAAAGTTTTTAAAACGCGAATTAACGAGATTAAAAGATATTGGTGGCTTTGATGCCATTGTTCCGACGGAAGGTCTAGTATTTAAGTATAAGGGAAAGCTTTATAAGCTAACCGGAGCATTTGCACCTATCAATCAAATATTAGGATATTTAAGATTTTAACAAATGAAACTAAAACAACTAGTTCCTTTAAGAGAAAAAAAAGAGGCAATAGCCACTTCACCAACAACAAACATAACACTCCACTTTGACAAGGGATTTAATGAAGTAGGTGAAACAGGATCACCAGAAGCAACTTTTACAATTAGTATTAGTAGTACTGGTGGTAAAGAGTTCTATAGGGGAGTGTCTGATCGATCAGAAGAAGAAAAAATTAACGAAGGTATTAGGTTAGAGTTGCGTAGAGCATTACGCAGGTTTGACAAACAAATACAAAATGTATTGACTAAATACAAATATCAATCAAGATGAGTTATCACGTTACATCGCAAAAAAAAGCTTTTATAGAGCATAAAGAGGGGGATATCTGGGAAGAGTCGGGTAAAACCTGGACTATAAAAAACGGTATAAAAAAGACCGTTACTAAAATGGAATCGCTCCGTAAACAAATTATTACACCAATTGCATGTCCAAAATGCAAAGTACCTAATATGAAAAGTCAAGTGCATAAGTGGGCTTGGAACACGTACCGTATGTGTTTTAATTGCGTTGTTGATATGGAGCATGAAATCACAAAAGCTGGTAAATTGGAGGAATATACAAATGCTCTATACAAAGCAAACATGGAGTCTATGTACGATGACTTAGAGCAATTTGTGAAAGATTTTGCAAAGCAGAAAACAGTAGTGTACACCGAAGATGGTGTAAAAGAAAACTGGATAGATGATACACAACAGACTATCGAGCAAATAGGTAATAGTGAGTTACATCAGCTTAAATTAAATATTGAGAAGATAAATGCGTGAGCAATCAAAAGGACTTTGGCACAACATCAGAGCAAAAAGAGCTCGTGGTGAAAAACCAGCGCCAAAAGGCTCAGAAGAATATAACAAAGCTGTAGCAGCTGCAAAAAAAATAAATGCTGCAAACGAAATTAGTATGTGCAACGAGTGTGCAATCGCACTACTAGAAGACATCAAAGCTGGCAAAATCTTAATGACAGAAGCTGAATACCAAGGACGCAATGTGCCACTTGGTAAGCCTATGAGAGGTGATGTTAAAAAATTCAAAGTGTATGTTAAGAAGGGCGACAAAGTTGTTAAAGTAAACTTTGGCGATCCTAATATGAAAATAAAAAAATCCAACCCAAAAAGACGCAAATCATTTAGAGCTAGACATCGTTGTGCCACACCAGGTCCTAGATGGAAAGCACGCTATTGGTCATGTAGAAAGTGGTAAAATAAAGAAGATGCCATACAAAGTTAAAAAACAAGGAGACAAGTATGTAGTGTATAAAAAAGACACTGGTAAGCGTGTTGGTGCTACTGCTGGCAACAAAGAAGCTTTGCGTAAATATATGGCAGCCTTACATATCAACGCTAAAGAAAATACTAACAACATTACAGACATGAAATTTAAAAAATTCATCAAAGAAGCTGAGGAACAAGACTTCGACAAAAAACTTAAAATTATTTTTAAGCAAAACTACCCAGGATTTGTAGCAGCATTAGGCAAATTCACAGCAGATCCTAAGTTTAGGCAGTTTGTAAAGGATGCAGACGCAACAAAGTCAACTGTAAACCTTACAGCAATTGCTGTGACAGCTTTAATACCAACACAAAACGAAATTGACGTAGATAAAAGCTTAGCATTTCCACTAACTAAACCTGATGCCGCGGCATATGCACTTAAAGGTGGTAGTGTAAAGGTTGCTGCTCCTATTATTGTTTTTAATGGAAAATACATTGTGGATGGCCACCACCGTTGGTCACAACTATACGCAATGAATAAGGATGCAAAAATTGTAGCTTACAATTTTACAAATCCGGATATCAAAAATCCGTTAGATGCATTAAAACTTACCCAATTGGCGATCGTTGCTGCGGGAGCTTCCAAAATTCCAAGTCAAAGTGTAAAAGGAAAAAACTTGCTTCAAATGAATGAGGATGGTCTAAAGAAGTACGTTATAAGTACCATAACCGATCCAGCAGTCATAGAAGCTTTTAAAAAAGCAAAACAGTTAGAGAGCAAAGAAAAAATTGCCGACTATATTTGGGGAAATGTAAGCTCAATGCAGTCTACATCACAACCAGTGGCAGGTGCACCAGGTCGTGGTGTGATGCCTCAAGCAGATGACGTGCCTGGAGGTCAAAAAAACACAGTTGCTCAACTGCAACAAGGAGTACCCACTATAGCTGAACAAAAATTACGTAAAGCTATTCGCAAAGCCGTTTTGCAAGAAATTAAGCGGCTTAAAAAGTAAGTTAACTAAACGTACCCTAAATGGACGGTGATAGTAGACAACAAAAAAATATCAAAGCAAACTCTAGCAACATGGAGCATGATGCTGGCGCTGTTCTTCAATCCTCTTGGATTCGACATAGTACAGTATTGGCTAATACAGACGACTGGAAGCCTTTGGAGCGCCAATTTCGTTTTGTACTGTGTAGCGGGGTTGTTCTTTGGGCTATCCATCTTGCTACGCTGTTTATCTAAATAATGACTATTTATTAACATGAACACGAACCCAAAAACATTAGTAGCTGTAAAGTGGGCCGATCTAAAAACATCATCAGACCTAAAGGAATACAAATAATTCTAGTATAATGAAGCTAATCAATCTAATACCACTAAGAGAAGCGGACGAACCAACTTCACCAGAGTTGATCGCTACTCCATACTTCCGTGAATTTCAAACAGCTCATGGATACAAGCCTTTATTTAAGTTTTTAGGAACTAAAAGTGAAGAGCACATCTTTGTAGCAGACGTTACTCATTTTGGTTGGCTGGATATGATCATAAGCGATGCTAAGCTTGTTGCCAAGATCACAGAAAAAACAGCAATCTTTGGTATTGTTTACACTCTAACTGGTCTTGAGCGTTTTGATGCAACTGTGTGTGCAATGAAGCAGAAGGATGGTCAAATTGAGCGTATTCCATTTGACAACAAAGATAAAAAGAACTTTGGTGCTGCACAAACAAACTTCCTTAAGGTTATTGAAGACCAAAAGTAATGTTCAAGATACTAGAGTATAAGCTAGTCCCCCATCCTTATATAAGTGAGCCACTACCCGATGAGTCTGTCTTTGACAGATTAGTGGCTCCTGAATTTTTTGATAGATTTGGCTATGAACTAACTTTTATCGAAAGCCTATACCATCAACACAACAACATACCAGGACACGTATTAGTACCTGGAAGTCCAACAGATGCAGCAGCCTGCATTCAAGATTGGATGATACAAGAAAAATCAGACCCTCATGTATTTTTGGATCACTGTCACCTTAATACTAGATACGCTTACAAAGGAGCTGCGCTTGAACAGCTCACTCGCCTTAGCAAGAAGTATCCAAGATTGGTTAAAATACTCAACATTAAACCTAAGTACATGGTTGATTTTTGTGTTGACTACATTAAAGAAGAAAAGGTAGTTGAGCTCATGCACATAGAACACGACTTTCATGATTTTGAGCAATACAAGAGTCATATAAATTTATGTGAAAAATTTTTATTGCAAATAAATTGGCATGAAGCTTACTTAAATCTAAAAGAGTACTTTGATCGTGAATACGATTACGATGAGTATGCACAAGCTCAATATAAAGCAAAGTATTTTGGTTTTGATGCGTTAGAGTATCTTCACGAACCAAAAATGTTATCGTATAAGAAAGTTTACTAATATTTATATATAAACAAACTACAATGCGCATAAAAGAATCACAACTTAGATCAATAGTACGTAAGGAGATCAAAGCTTTGATGGAAGCTGACGAAGAGCAACCAGAAGCACAAGCTACTCCCGAAGAGCAACCTAAGCCAGAACCAGAAGAAGAAGGTCCAAGCAAAGCAACACAATTTGCTGAAAAAATTGTGGACAGATTGAGACGTGAACCAGAGTTAGCAACAGCAGATGCAATGGTTGATATTATTACGCAGTTTCTAACTTCAATGGACTTTAGCAGCGAAGCAAAGCTTACTATATTAAAAACGGTTAAAACAAATACAATACACTAATGAAAACATCGCACATAATAAAAAGATTACAAGAAGACACAGCTTATCAAGAGTTTTTTAAAAAAGCTATGGATAAGTTTGGTATTAGCTCAATTGGTGAGTTAGATGGTGAGAAGAAAAAAGAGTTCTTCAACTACATCGATAAAAACTACAAAGCAGAAAAGGAAACTAACGAAGGTTATGTGATAACAAATCAAAACGATGTCAGCATCACTAGAGAAATACGAGATGCTGGAAATAAAATCGATAAAATGTTAGGAGACTTCAGCTCAAAGTTTTCGGTACCAAGCCAAGACTTATCTAAGCTAGCAAAGCTTATTGATGATTACGCTGATGCATACGCAGAGTCAAGAATTGAAGATCTAGAAGCTGATAGGAGTTTCTAACAATTAACGGTTACATATGTCCGAAAAGACCCTCAAACAGATAATCAAGGAGGAGTACATTAAGTGTGCCACAAATCCTGCGTACTTTATTAATAAGTACTGCATGATACAGCATCCTACAAGAGGAAAGATCCCTTTCCATCTATATCCCTATCAAGAAAACACTCTGCAAGATTTTTTACAATATGACAGAAGCATCGTATTGAAATCTCGACAGCTTGGTATTAGTACTTTAATAGCTGCATATAGTTTGTGGCTTATTCTTTTCCATAGTGACAAAAACGTACTTGTTGTAGCAATTGACCAAAACACATCTAAGAATCTTGTAACAAAGGTTCGAGTTATGTTTGACAATCTACCAAGTTGGTTAAAGATGAATTGTACAGAAAGTAATAAACTTTCAATGCGTCTGTCCAATGGATCACAAATTAAGGCAGTAGCAAGCACAGGAACATCAGGACGTTCAGAAGCACTTTCTCTTGTTATTATAGATGAAGCTGCGTTCGTAGATGGAGCAGAAGAGTTGTGGGCATCCCTACAACAGACACTATCTACTGGTGGTAAAGGTATCATCCTATCAACCCCAAATGGTACTGGCAACTTTTTTCACAAAATTTGGATCAAAGCAGAAGCTGGAGAAAATAAGTTTAAGACAATCAGACTTCCGTGGCAAGTGCACCCTGAAAGAGATCAGGAATGGAGAGACAGACAAGATGCAGAATTAGGAGCTAGATTAGCAGCACAAGAATGTGACTGTGACTTTAGCAGCTCAGGTAACACAGTAGTTGACCCCGTACTACTTCAATGGTACATGCAGACGACAGCACTAGAACCAGTTGAAAAAAGAGGCATAGACGGTAATTTCTGGGTATGGGAAATCCCCAACTACACAAAAAGCTATATTGTTACAGCTGACGTAGCACGTGGCGATGGATCCGACTACTCAGCGTTTCACATATTAGACGTAGACACTTTAGCACAAGTAGCAGAGTATAAAGGACAGCTTACAACAAAAGATTTTGGAAACATGCTTGTTAGTGTTGCTACTGAATGGAACGATGCCTTACTTGTAATAGAAAATAATAACGTAGGTTGGGCAACCATACAACAAGTGTTAGACAGAGGTTATAAGAATTTGTACTATACATACAAAAGCGATGTACTAGACTCAGATGCTTTTTTGAGTAAAGGATATGACTTAGCTAACAAATCCGATATGGTAGCGGGCTTCACTATGTCGCATAAAATTAGACCATTGACAATTAGTAAGTTTGATTTGCTTGCACGAGAAAAAGGGCTTATATTGCGAAGTAAACGGTTTGTTGATGAACTTACAACATTTATATGGAGAGAAGGAAAAGCTCAAGCAGCATCAGGATATAACGACGACCTTGTTATGTGCATGTGTCAAGGCATCTGGGTTCGAGACACAGCCTTACGACTTAGACAAGCTGGAATTGATTTAACAAAGGCAGCTTTAAATGCAACTAGAAACGCAGCAAACATCTACACAGGAGCCATTCAACAAAACGGTAGTTGGAAACATAATGTTAACGGCCGTGACGAAGATTTAACATGGTTACTGTAAATATAGTATATTTATCTAAAAGCGCTTAAAAATGGCAGAGAATAAACCTTCTCTATTTCAAAGGTTACAACGACTATTTTCAACTGACGTTATTATACGTAATGTTGGTGGTAACCAACTAAAAGTTATTGATACTGACCGCATTCAATCAAGCGGTAATATAGACCAAAATAGGCGTATTGATAGGTTTTCACGCATGTACCAAAACATGCCTGGGTTTTCTTACTACCACGGACAGCTGCACTTAGCTACTCGTTTAGAGTTATTTAAGGACTACGAAGCTATGGACACGGACAGTATAATATCATCAGCATTAGATATCTACGCAGATGAATGTACTACTAAGTCGGAAACTGGAGAAGTGCTGGTAATTAAATCATCAGACGAAAAAGTTCAAAAAGTTTTACATAACTTATTTTACGATATTCTTAATATTGAGTTTAATTTATGGCCTTGGACTCGCAACATGATTAAGTATGGAGATTTCTTCTTAAAACTAAACATAGCTGAAAAGTATGGAATCATTGGAGTTGAACCTATGGCTGCATACGAAATAATTAGAGAAGAGAACTTTGATCCAGAAAATCCTAACCGAGTAAGATTCAAGAGAGACTTTTCAGCGCTAACAGCTCGATCGCATGTAGTTGCTACGGAGACAGAAGAATTTGAAAACTATGAAGTTGCGCACTTTCGGTTACTAACCGATACAAACTTTTTACCATACGGCCGCTCTTTAATAGAGCCAGCTCGTAAAGTGTGGAAACAAATAACTTTAATGGAAGATGCTATGTTAATCCATCGCATCATGCGAGCTCCAGATAAGCGTGTATTTAAGATTGATATTGGTAATATTCCACCAAACGAAGTTGACGCATACATGGAGGGAATGATCAATCGCATTAAAAAAGTCCCATTTGTAGATCCAGAAACAGGACAGTACAACTTAAAGTACAACATGATGAACCTCCTAGAAGATTTTTACTTTCCAGTTCGAGGAGGAGAAAGTGCAACAGCAGTAGAAAGTATATCAGGAATACAATACGATAGTATTCCGGACATAGAATACTTAAAAGGTCGTTTACTTGGAGCTTTAAAAATACCAAAAGCTTTTTTAGGATTTGAAGAAGATATATCAGGTAAATCAACCCTAGCAGCTCAAGATTTTCGCTTTGCCAGAACGGTAGAGAGGATACAGAGAATTATTGTGAGTGAGCTCTATAAAGTAGCAATTATACACCTCTACTCGCAAGGCTTTAATGATGAATCTTTAGTAGATTTTGAATTAAACCTTACCGTAGGGTCCACAGTTTATGATAAAGAGCGAGCTGAGCTATATGCTACAAAAGTTACTCTTGCTGGTGATATGATTGAAAAAAAGCTTTTTAGTCGACAGTGGGTATATGAAAATCTGTTTAATATGACGGAAGAGCAGTATCTAAGAGAGCAGGAAAGGCTTGTTCAGGATTATAAAATACAATTCCGTCTTGAACAAATTAAAACAGAAGGCAACGATCCTGTTAAAACAGGAATGTCATTTGGTACTCCACACGACTTAGCAAGCCTCTACAAGGGCAATGGTGGTGTACCAAAGGGGTATGACGAAAAAGCTCCACAAGGCGGTTGGCCAGGAGCTGGTCGTCCTGAGGAGCCAGGTACGTATGGTACACATGATCATCCATTGGGTTGGGATCCGGTAGGTGCTAAATCAAATAGGAATGTATACGAAGGTCATGGCAAACTAATAGATGATTTAAAGAAAGACAGAGCTTTAAAGCAGACATTAGGAAAAAAAGGTAATAAAAACGGTTCAACACTGTTATCAGAAGCGAACATTTTAGACGATTAACTAAGCAAATACATATTTATTACCAGATGAAAAAATCAAGCCATAATAAAATAAAAAACACAATTATTTTATTTGAACTGCTAACTAGGCAGGTAACTTCCGATACAATGAGAGGGATAGACCCATCGCCTGCACTAGGATTGATCAAAAAGCACTTTAAAGCATCGTCAACTTTAGGTAAAGAGTTGGTAATGTACCAAACTTTAATAAATGAAAGCTATAAAAGTGAAGCAAAAGCTAAAGAGTTAATTAGCACAGTAATTTCACTAAGAAAGAAGCTAAAAAATGAGGCTCTTAAAAAAGAAAAGTATGAACTAATCAAGGAAATAAAAGCTCACTATGACCTAGATAGTTTTTTTAGTACTAAAGTGCACAATTACAAAACTTTTGCCTCAATATACACCTTATTTGAAGGTGGATCAATTACACAAACAACGCAAATAGTTGATAGTAAGTTCAATATAATTGAACATATAACGCGCAATAAGCGTAAAGTAGTTGAAAACGCTGATACACTAGCTGCTTACAAAAAGCAAGATGAAGAAGTACGGTTGTTGGCTTATAAGCTAATGATTGACAAATTTAACACAAAGTATGCTACACTATCATCAAAACAAAGGCTAATACTTAGAGAGTACATATACAATGTTTCAAATACAGATACACTGCGTGAATTTATGCTTAAACAAGCTTACGAGCTAAAATTACAGTTAAAAAAGCAAGCAAAGAATGTATCAGATAAAATAGTGCGTATCAAATTAAATGAAGCAATATCTTTAATGAATAAGTATGAAAAAATACGCAATGTTAAGGAAGAAAATGTGCTATCGTTGTTGCTATACCATGAACTTCTAAAAGAATTGAAACATGCAGCAAAATAATCTAAGCGAAATAAAAAAGTTTGTTAAAAAGCTTAACAAAAAGTTAAAGGAAGGTAGTACAACAGATGGAGTTGGAGCGTACGCTACGCCAAAAGCTTTTGTAGGAGACTCCGAAGCTGAGGGTAGTAAAAAAGGACTTGATGCATCAACTGCATATCATGTAAAACCACCTAAAAAGAAAAAATTCTTTATAGGGTATAAAGATCAAGGAAAGCATTTGTCTGACATAAAAGAAGCAAACTACAAACAGTTTAAAGAAGATGCAAGTTTACCACAACACAAAAAAATAAACGAAGCAATTCTAGAAATCAACCGCAAAATAAACGAGATAAACCAAATCATAAAACACTCAGCTAAGTTAAAAAACGAAGCACAAATAGGTGATAATAAGCTTTGGAGACGAACAAACGAAGCTCTTTTGAAAATAAACAAAAGGCTTAACGAAGCAAATAAGCGTTTAAGAGAGATTGCAAATCTAAAAGAAATAGAGGCCAATAGTTTAAAAAACAAAATCGTAAAGCTGTTTAACTTAGCTCAACAACCAATTAAGCCTGAAGATGTAGAAATTGCAAAAGAAGGAAATGTACACCACGTTGACGTGTACATAGCAGGAGAACCTTTAGCATTTGATCTACAAGGAGACATGCTAATCTACCAAGACTACGACAAAGAGGTAGAACTAGGAAACATTAACAGGGAACAGGAAATAATTCAAAAGATTAAAGCTATTTTTAAATAATCATAATTATGAAAGCGCTACTAATAGATTCAATAGGTTGTCTGTCCGTTACACCAGAACAGATTAACGAGTCTATGGCAAAAAACAACGGAAAGGTAATTCTCTCTGGAGTTATGCAAAGAGCTGACGCCACTAATCAAAATGGCAGACAGTATCCACAAGACATATTAAAGCGTGAAGCTGAGAAGTATAAGCAAACTTTTATTAAAGAACGTAGAGCCTTAGGTGAACTGGATCATCCAGATTCACAAGTTGTTAACTTGCAAAATGTATCACACAACGTCATAGATTTATGGTGGGAAGGTGAGGATCTTATGGGCAGAATTGAAATACTTAGCACACCATCTGGCAACATTGCTAAGGAGCTTTTGAAATCAGGCATTCGCTTAGGTATTAGCTCACGTGGAATGGGTAGTGTAAAAAATATAGGTGAGGGTAAAGTAGAAGTTCAAGATGACTTTGAGATTGTTTGTTGGGATTTGGTATCCAATCCATCGACTCAAGGGGCTTTTATGTCACCACTAAACGAATCGGTAGCTCAAGTAAAGAGTGATAGATATGCAAAAGTGCACGCTCTAATTAACGATATAATATCCGCAATGTGATATAGGAAAAATTAAACAACACTATCACAATAGATATAGCAAAATTATTATAATTATATAAAAGCAGTACAATGAAAACAACAGAACTTAGGAAGCTAATTCGTGAAGAAGTGCAAAGCATATTAAGAGAAGAGTTTGATTATACGCACATAAAGCCTTATAAAGGAGAAGTGCAAAAGATGGTATCGCTCTTAACTTCACTAAACGGTAAAATTGAAGAAAACGGACCAGTAAGTGAGGAAATTCAAGACGCAATTGACTTACTCAATGAATTATTTATGAAACTAAGATAAGACATGAAACTGAAAAAATTAATTGAGAACTTGGACATTCCTAAAAAAACGACAAACGAAAAGGCTGCGTTCATACAGGAAATAAAAAAGTTTAACGAGTACGGATCAGTAATTTATCGTACCGAAGATTTACGGCGTGTTGCTGAAGAAATCAATGAGCTTGTCACAAAAGCAGAAGCAGTAACCTTACAAGAAACTCAAGATTGGTTTGATGAAATCACGGTAAAGCGTAATCTAAAGACTTTGCGTGAAGGCAATAAGCAGTTTGGACAGACTATAAAAGAGATATCCAAGCTACAACAACGTTTGGAGTCTTTGTACGAAGAAATGGGGCACAATCTATCAAGATACTATGAACTTTAATGTGATAAAGCTTAAAGATCTAATTCCTTTGCGCGAAGCAGAGGGAGATGAAGAAGAGGCAGCAGCCAATCCCTTTGCTGCAGCAGGTGGTGAAGGAGGTGGTGACGAGGAGGCCGATGCAAGTGCTGATGCTAGTGCAGAAGAGCCTGATGCTGATGCTAGTAGTGGAGCTGATGACGAAGAAACAACAGATGCCAAAGAACAACCAGACTTAAAGTACCCTATTAAGTTTAATATAGGTAAAGTTAAAAAATATAACAACGCTGATTTTATTAGCAACCAAGGTGAATTAAAAAGCATTAACAGTAAGGGAATGGTTGTAACAGTGCAACCTGATAACATAGATGTTTTTGTTAATTTTAACGACATTATTGATTGATGAAAAGGCCTACCATTAGCTTAGCACAACTTACTTATCGTATCTTACAAGAGCAGCGAACACAAAGAATAGTTGAGACAATTACAGCAACAGCTCAATCAGTAGGCAGTGAACTTAAAAAATTAGGTGACGAAGTAGTAGCTACCGGTCTGGATTTAACAGACGAAGAGGTACAAGCTGCACTATTATCAAAGCTTCTTGATGCAAATGGTAATTTGAATAAAATAGACGCATCGGATGTTAAAGAGTTAGAGCAAAAGGTACAAGAAGGTCGTAAATACCTCAAAGAAGGTGGTGGAGCAATTGCAACAGTTGCACACGCAGCAGGCGACGTTCTAGGTAATGCAGCTCTTATTGAAGTGCTAGCACACAGTCTTGCTAAAATAACAGGAAAAAACGAGGCAGATGTAAAAGCTGGGTTTAAGAAAGTACAAACAATGCTCAAAAACACAGGAGCAGTTGCAGGCTTTGCTGGAAAAGCAATAGAGAGGTTTTTTAAATGGTTGGCTGCAAAATGGGGTGGTGGTGAAAAAACTCAAAAAGTATTTGGAATAGTTGGAATGATGTTGTTTGTGTTACTTATGGCAACAATTGCTATTATATCCTTCCCATCCATGACATCCTTGGTGTCTATCGCAATTGGAGCTACAGCCTTGATTGGTAAAGCAATTGAAATGGTTAAGTTAGTAAAACACTTAATACATGCTGTTGGTAGTCACCAACAAGAAATTGAAAAAACTGAAGACAAAACGGAACTTCAGAAGAAAATTGACAAATGGATGAGTGCTCCTATTTCAGGTCCAGATAGTCGTATGGGAGATATGTCGCGAAATTTAAGTGCAATGCGCTAAAATTTTTTCTAAAAAACTGTGTTTGAGGTAACATAACCCTATATATAAAGGAATACACCATCAGTCTATATGGTGTCACTTTAATATAAATCGAATTGTGGCTCTACTAATAGCCGCACAATCTAAAAATTTTTTTAAAAAATGAATCAATTATTAAAAGAAGCTATTGCTGATGCAAAAGCAGTGCGTGAAACAGCCTTAGCAAGCGCTAAGTTGGCACTTGAAGAAGCGTTTGCTCCAAAGCTCCAGTCAATGCTCTCTACTAAGATCCGTGAGGAAATGGAAGAAGAAGAGCCTGCAATGGACGCAGAAGAGACAGACGAAACAATGCGCATGAAAGAACTTGCTGGTATCTCTGAGGAGGGCGAAGAAGAAATGCCTTCTGACGAAGAAGATATGGGCAGTGATGACATGGGTGATGATGACATGGGTGATGACATGGGTGATGATGACATGGGCAGTGATGACATGGGTGATGATGACATGGGCAGTGACGACATGGGTGATGATGACATGGGCGGCGACGAAGACTACTCCGATGAAGAGGATATGTCCTCAGATGACGACGAACAGTTAGAAGCAATCCTCCGTGAACTCGAGGACGATGAATCTTCGGACGAAACTAAAACAATGGAGGAAGAATTGGATCTCGACGAAATTATCAACTCACTCCGTGAAGAAGAGGACTCTGAGGAAGAAGAAGAGCCAGCAAAAGAACCAGTTGACGAAGAAATCGATCTTAACGAACTTCTCGCTTCTTTGAACGAAGAAGAGGAAGAGGAGGAAGAAGGTGAGAAAGAAAACAAAATGGAAGGCAAAAACAAAATGAAAATGAAGAAAATGGAAGAAGAACTTAACGAAGCATACAGCGCAGTTAAGTACTTACGTACCAAACTTTCTGAAGTTAATCTTTTGAACGCTAAACTTCTTTATGTCAACAAGTTGTTCCGTAACAATCTCACTGAGACTCAAAAGGTTAAGATCATTGAAAACTTTGACCGCGCCAAGACAGTAAGAGAGGCTAAACTTGTGTACGCTACCTTATCTGAATCACTC